CAGCAGTCCCCCCTCCCGTGTACAATCCCTATTTCCTCATCCCGACAGACCGCCAGAACCTCTACTGGAAAATCGTGCAAGACTACCGTTCCACGGATTCCATGTGGTCCCCGGTGGCGTCGGTGGTTTTCACTTCGGCGCTACTCCCGGTGAAGAAGGAGTATACCTCGGCCGTTGTGAATTTGAACAACGGCAATTTGGGCAGTGGCACCAGTGGCTCCCAGAGCGCCTTCCAGCCTATCATCTCGGATTTCAGCATAGACCAGCAGCAAGAGGGGGCCGAGGGATGGCGCAACTTCACCCAGTACGAGCCTACGGCAGAATACAAGATGGTTTCTATGACCGCCTCCCACGAGGAGATCCGCAATATAGATATCCAAGTTTTCTGGAAGTACCGGCTGACTGGGGAGCTAATCCCCCTTACAGCGGCCAACTGCTCCGATATTAATATTAAAATGTTATTCCGCAAAATTGACTACCGCTCTTAAGTCCGGTCCTCTCAATATGTTATATTCCCGATTTTTTTTTGTGCTTACTAAGTATAAAAATGAGTGCGGACATTGAGAAGCTGGCCGTATTTGATGACCGCATCGTGCAGCTCCGCCCGAAGTATGCCGTGGAGAAGGGTGCGCTGTCCCTCACCAACGCCCCTTTTGCGGCGATTTCCCAGTCCCAGTCCCAGCACACCTACAACGTGTACGTTCCCTCCGAGAACGTGTACGTGGCCCGTGACATGGACTGGTCCTCCACTTGCTTCCTCCAGATTGCCGTGCGCCTTGCGGACACGGCTGGGGGCCAGTACCCGGTGGGGGAGCCTCTGCTGCAGCTGGGCGTGGACGGCTCTCTGGCGGCCTTCCCCCTAAACTCCCTCTGCGCCACGATGACGGCGACGATCAACGACACCACGGTAACCATTAACTCCCAAGATGTGCTGACTGAGGTTCTGCGTCTGACGGACTACAAGGCGAACCGCCTCCAGCGCACGTGCCCGACGATGCTGGACAAGTACCAGCAGAACGCCGATGCCCTAAATGCGACGAACGACCCCATCTCCGGCTATACCAATATGTCCCATGACTACCACGAGCAGCCCAACGGTTCTTGGGCGAACCTCGCCTTCACGAATGCGGCGGGTGCGGTTCTGTCCGGCTCTGGCAGCTACACCGATGCGAATGGCAAGGTGGTTAACTACGTGGATGGCGTGCCCGTCTCTACCAACAGCGGTGGTGCGGTGAATGGCCTCTATCTCGTGTATCTGCGCTTCCGCACCACGGAGAAGCTGGTTCTCTCCCCCTTTGTTTTCGCTGACAGCCACGGCTCCGACACGGGCCTCTTCGGCATCAACAACATCCAGCTTGTGTGCAACTTGCGTGACCCTACCCGTGCGCTGCGTCTGCGCAACAGCACGGTTGGCTCGGCCCAGAAGCTCTTCTATTCGGGCGGTGCCACCCAGACGGATTGGCTGCCCCCGGTGGCGTACAACTCCTCCCGTGCGAACGGGCCCTTTGAGAACTCCTTCCTCAACGTGCAGTTCCTCACCCCGTCTCTGGACATCCCTCTCCCCCCGAAGAGCGTGGTGCCCTACATGGAGTTCCCTCGTTACATCACGCAGCCCCTCACGTCTGCGATGGCGGCGGGTGCCTCCGAGCAGCTGACCTCTCAGACAATCACTCTGCCCCAGATCCCCGATCTGCTCATCATCTACTGCAAGGCCCTTGCGGACACTGCGACTGTGTCGGCCAACCGTGCGAACGATCCGACTCTGCCCCAGTTCGGCACGTCCTATCTGCCCATTGACTGCGGCGTAGATGGCGGCCGCCCCCAGAACCCTCTGTCCATCAACTTTGACAACTTCTCCGGTCTACTGTCTTCCCAGACCCCCGAGCAGCTGTACCATATGTCCGTGAAGAACGGCCTAGATGTGGATTGGCCCACGTGGTCCGGCCTTGCCCGTGTGCCCTCCGGCGCCGTGGGCGGCAAGGTCTCAACGGTGGGCGGCTTCCTAGTGCTGAAGCCCGGCGTGGATCTGACTCTGCAGTCCGGCCAAGCGTCATCTCTGGTGGGTAACTTCACTCTGCAGTTCAACGTGCGTGTGCGCAACACCTTCGGCTTCCCCGTGAACCCTCAGTTATTCGTGATCACGGCCAACTCCGGCTTCTTTGAGTCTGTGCGTGGCTCTTCTCGCATCATTAAGGGCGTGCTGTCCGAGCAAGACATCATCGCCGCCCCTCTGGCCCCGGCGGGTACTCGCTCCAGCCTCGCCCGCATCATTGGCGGGAAGATGATGGCGCTGGCGAACCGTATGGGCATGGCGGGTAGTGGCAGTGGCAGCGCCAGTGGCAGCGCCGCTTCCAAGCCCGCTGAGCACGGCCGCCCTATGGCGGGGGCCGGCAAGAGCCTATCTGCCCGGCTAATGTGAAACTGCCACGTTTTTTTTCGCCCCGTCTAGTATAAATGGCTTCACTAGAGAGTCTGAAAGATCCCCTCCAGCGCCTAGGTGTTCTCGGTACCGCCGGTTCTCAGTCTTCCTCCTTCCGCCGTAGCGAGGTGAACAACTCCGATATTTGGGATGTGACCAAGCAGTATTACCTAAACGATATGGTGTTCTCCGCCATTGACGGCGGTGCATACGTGATGGAGGGCGGTGCTACGGCTGGTTCTGCGGCCCCCGTAACGGCTATCCTTGGCGGTGACGACCCGGCCATTGATTGGTCGGCGAATGTGCCCGCTATTTGGGTGCCTCTTGCGACCTACGGCCCCCGTGTGGTGGTGCCGGCGGGTGCGCAGAGTGCGACTGTGGTGGCCGGTGGTGCGATCACCTTCGCCAACTGCAATCTCGGCCAAGCGGCCGTGGGTGCGAATGTGGCCCTCGGCGACACGAACTTCATGGCCCACGTGCAGATGCAGATTACGTGGAGCGCACCGGCGACTGCGGCTGAGTGGTTCAACCTCACCGTTGCCCCTACTGGCGGCACGCCGGTAGCGTCCCAGCTCGTGACAGTCGTTCCGGCGGTTGGCGTTGCTCTGCAGAACGTGAGCGTGAGCGTGTATGTGCCCCTTGCCGGTGATGGTACCACGACCTCCATCGTGCTAACGGGTGCGGTGAATGCCGCCTCCGTGCTGACGGCCACGGTCGCTGCTGTAAGCGTAACCTATGTGCCCCTTGTGCCTTAAATAATGGATTTTCTATTTTAACTTCACTAAGCAGATATGAGTGTTTCCGGCCTAGAAACCCCTTTTCAGCGCCTAGCAGCGCTGCCTCAAACGATGAACTGGAGGGGAGTATGGTCTATCACCGAAAATTATCTGCTTAATGACGTTGTTGAAGATACAACTGTGAATTCTACGTATATATTAACCGGTATTGTATCGCTAGTAGGCGGCCAGAACCCGGCCCTATCCCCGAATTGGTCCGAAGTGAGCGGCACTTCTGTAGGGATTGCGGGTGTGACGCCGGGCGCTGGAATTGCAGTGGATAACACTATTCCAAGCCAGCCCCAAATTAGCAATAGCGGTGTACTGCAAGTCCAAGGCGGCGTTGGGGTGTCTGTTGATAATACGGATCCCCAGAACCCTATTATCAATTCATCCGCAGTGCAGCAAATATCAGCGGGTCCGGGTATTTCCGTAAACAACGCCAACCCTCTAATTCCCGTTGTAGCCAATATTGGCGTTCGTCAAATCATCGTAAATCCCGGGACGGGTCTGGTAAGCACTGGGGGGCCCACTCCCACACTTGTAAATACCGGCGTTCTATCTGTGGGTGGAGGTGCTGGAATTCAAACGACACAATTGGGCGCCAGTGTTCTCATAACGAATACGGGAGTTGCAACGCTGAGCCAAGGGGCGGGAATTTCCATTACTGGCCCCTCCATTACTCCTACCGTTGGAAACTCTGGGGTGCTGTCCATTGCATCCGGCGACTCTTCTATAACCGTGGATAATACGGACCCGCAGAACCCCATTGTAACTGGTAACACACCCACTATCACCCAAGCATTCTCCGGTACAAGCTTTAGTGCTGTATTGACTGTTGCGCCTCTAACGTCTGGTTTTTTTGGCTTCACTTCAACTGTGGGAAGCCTTTGGCAAGACTATTTTCTGAACGGGCCGCCAGAAGCCACGGGGATTTTCATGCTAGACTTGACGAATATGTCATTTAATTTAACGGGGGTTGGAACAGTAGGAGCGACGAATACGGTTACCGTGGACCTCTTGGGCCAAGGTGGTAGTGCGTACGTGTCATCAGTTTATCTCAATGTAGTATATGTCCCTACCGGCACGGGCTTCCCCGTATCGGCCAACTTTAGCCAAGTATACATTGATATCACCGCAGCCCGGGCTGCGGGTGTAACCGTTCCCATTGGGCTACGAATTATCAATGGTACCAACGGGTATCTAGCTATGAGTTCCTATGCCAGTGCTTACTGTCAATATTTTCCCTTGGGCTTACAGTAGAAGATGTCGAGGGATTGGCAAGATGAATTGAGAAATCCCCTACAGCGCCTAGCTGCACTTCCGGAAATGATGAGCTGGCAAGGGGAATGGAATGTAAATAACGAATACTACACAAACAATGTGGTAACTGATCCGATAACTACCGGATCGTATATATACACTGGATTTTCTGCTGCTATTAGTGGAGGACTGCCGCCTTCGCAAGTGATCGGGCCCTCTATTTGGACGGGCATTGGTGGAACAGCCGCCGCTGGGGTTCAGAGTTTAGCAGAAGGGACTGGAATTAAAATAGATGGGTCTGATACTTTTCCTACTGTTTCAAATACCGGCGTTATCACAGTAACAGCAGAAGGCGGATTGGAGGATATAGGGACACCTCAATTTCCGGTTCTAGTACTAAACAACGCCGTCTCGCAAGTCCAAGGGGGGCTAGGGATTTCTGTGGATCCTTCTGTATCACCAACCATATCCAACACGGGCATACTAGATATTCTGCCCGGTGCTGGTATTTCTGTATCTGGGCAGAATGAACTGACACTAGAAAATACGGGGGTTTTGGCTATAGGACCAACACCCGGAACAGCATTAACTGTTACAGCGGGCCAGAACCCCACCGTTGCTAGCACGGGGGCTTCCAGTATTACTCCGGGGTTAGGAATAGGATTGGAGCCGGGGCGGCCGTCGAACGAACCAAAGTTGATTAATACGGGGGTTGTTTCAATAGTCCCTCGTAATATCAAAGTTACTGGTGGTTTTCCCGGTGGGGGTGATAAGCAATTAATCATGACGAATCCGATAAAGACGCTCGTGTACGCTGCCCAGCCCTTGGTGATGGTTCCACCCACTTTACCGGTTAGGAACTCCACCGGCCTAATTGCTATAACACAAAGTCCGGGGACATTTTGGGAGAATGTAATGCAGAATGGACCTCCATCCTACGCCAATGTCGAGGGTACTACATTCCAAATGAGTTTCGCCTTAAAATTTACTGGCACACAGAGTGCCTCTGGTGTAGATATGTATATGTATCTACAAGATAACACCGGCCCTTCATTAGTAGAAATTGGTCCATATATAGCCAGAGCCGGACTTCTGGCCCTTCCAGAACGAGTTCCCAACAGAATTTATCTATTCGCAACTAGTATTGTTCAAGTGGAAATAGCCAGATCCCAAGGCTTTCGCAAATTGACTGGGATGAGATTCATTCAAATTGTCCCTCTAGAAACCCCCCCATCAACACTCCGTCTATCCTCTGCGGGCCCGTGCTGGGCGACGTGGTTCAACCAGACGGTTCCTTTCCCGACTTAATTTTGACTTCTACTTCTACATTATTATTGATAGCCTTCATTAGATTCTGCTCTAGGCTGTCAATGTATTTGCGATTATCGCTGAGGCCCTTAGCCTCGTTCCAGTCACGAAGACTGCCCAAATAGTTCTCGTATTCCCGTATGTTATGAGATACCTTCTTAAGGTTTTTCACAACAGATAGTAGCCAAGGTAAAGGGATTTTAATTTCTAAATTATCCATCTCTACTAGATGGCAATACATTTGTCGTATATGCAGCAGATGGCGGCGGCCGCCTACGAAAAAAATCCTCCAGCTGAAATAGGGGGGTTCAAACTCCTAGAGGCGACCCCGACACTCAAATTCTACAATAGCGGGAGGACAATCATCGTTGCTATACGGGGTACAGACGACCAGAGGGATTTCGCTGCATGGCACCTAGTGGCCTTTGGTCAACTGGACAATTCCTCCAGATACCAAGATGATCTACGTGACATTCTTGAATTTCAAGAGAGATATCCTAGGGATCAGTATTCTTATATTGGCGTGGGTCATTCTTTGGGTGGGGCCATCATCGATAGGTTTCTGCGTATGGGTCTCCTTCGCAACGCCTTATCATACAATGCGGCCCCAGAGCCGCATGAATTAAGGGGGAATCCAGCACATCGCCGCATATACCATGAGGACGACCCATTGTATAAGGTAGCCGGGCGGTTCATTCCGGGGATTGAAGTCCGAAAGTCAAAGGACCCCTTCTGGCTCAAGTACCTACGCAACTTCATTCCCCTAGGCATTGCGAATGCATACAACGCAATAGACAAACATAAGTTGCCTACATTTGAAGGTGGGGGCACGCATAGGGAGAACTTCCTAGAGGCTAACAATCTAGAAACGAAGTCATATAGCCTCAAGGAACTCGCTAAGATTAGTAGGGTACCGCTCGGTGTACTGCAAGAGGTTTATAATAGGGGCATCGGTGCCTACAAGACGCAGCCACGATCCGTACGCCTCAAGGGGTCCTTCGTTAAGAATGTAGCCGCACCTATGAAGGTAAAGCTGAGCAAGGAACAGTGGGCATATGCACGGGTCTATTCATTTCTGGATGGGAACCCCAAACATGACGAGGATTTGCGGCGCAATTCTTCCTAATCGGTAGAAAAGGGGGTTATTTACCATTCCTATTAGTTATTTACAAGGTAAATATCTAATAGTAATCATCTTTTATTCCCAAAAGGTATTTTAACGGTAATAAAACCGGTTTTATTACCATATAATCATCTAAAAGTAAAGAAAATGCTTTACTTTTAGATATTTACTAAGGAAACATCTCAAATAGACCCTTAGATGTTTCCCAAGCGGTAAAAATGTATTACTTCGTATAGACAGAGGTAGTATTCGTCTTCTTTTTCTGTATCACCCCATCTCGCAAGAACGGTAGAAGGCGCTTACCGAATGACATCGTGTTATGTGCAGACGGCAATGACCGTTCGGTGCAATGCGCCTTGTACTGGATGAATAGATCACTCACCGTCGTCTCCTCACCATCCCAGCTATCAACGAAGTCTTGCTCGGAGTTCTTCTCAGAATCAACCACCGCCTTCTGGTACTCTGAGATAGGCATGTCAAAGGAATTCCACTTACTAATGTCTCGTGCTAATAACATCTCGGCAATGGCTCGGCCGGCCTCCTTCGTGAAAAGCCTCTTGCGAATGCTGCCCCAATACTCAAAGTCGCCCTTACGACTGGACTTTGCGTTCAGAATGAAGAAGCGGCGCTCACCGTCGGACATCTCAAAGGGGTTCCCCTTGTTGGTTGTGTAGAAGTTGCGGCCATAGTTGGCGGCCTCAAAGGAATTGAGCCCCTTCGGATTGAATGATGAATAGTTGGCGGTGATACGTGCTTTTAGATTTGACGCATTCTTCTTGCATATCGCCGGGTCAGCCTCCTCCAGCTTTACTAGGAATTTATTGAGGCGGCCGAGGTCATGCTTGTCGAAGAACTGGTCGTTAGAGTCGTAATTCTTAGAATACAAGGAACCGACCACGAACTCCATGAATATATCTATGGGCGTGTCCTTGCCGCACCCCTTGAGGCCCGATAGAACGATCGCCACCTTTGGATTCTCTAGGGGCTTCTGGAGGAGGTGGGCGAGGTAGTTTAGGAGATACTCCTTCTGTGTACCAGTTGCCAGAATATCCAAAAGGTCCAAATACATCTGCGCCGCCTCGGGGTCGGCCGTCTGCACTTTCTCATAGGCGAACTGGAAGGGGATGACAAAGACGGAGGGGTCGTCGGTTTCTTTGAAGTCTATGGTGTGAATAGAACGCCGTGAGGGGTCGTTCATCCAGATATTGATGAACGATGTATGGTCTCCGAACTTTTCGCTATGTTTGAAAAGGTACTTCGTCCCGAGATAGTTCTTTGCATGTACCTTTGTCATGAATAATATCTCACCCTTCTCGTCCAGTTCGCCGATCTGGTCGGTTTTGATATGGTAGAAGTGGTTGCGTTCAAATTCGGATTTTACTTCGTTGTAGTCCTTCAATGACACGCCCTTTACGATCTCCTCCTCCATCTTCGGAATCTCAAAGAAGGCCATCTCCTTCTCTGCTAGGGACACCTTATAACCGGTCGCCTTCTCAATGTGTGCTTCTGCGTTGCGTAGAGACTGGTTGTGGTCAATCCCCTCACGCTTCCTAATCATAACGCCGTCGTAGCATAGGACGTCCACCGACCATCCGTCCTTCTCGAACGTTTCCTTCATCGCCAACATGCAAGCACACTCTGCAGATTGTAGTACGAACGATAGGAACTTGCCGTATTTGTTCGCCCTTATTTTCTTCTGCCCGTCAATAAAATCCACGTCGTCATTCTTTACAACATTCCAAAGGTCGGAATAATCGCCTTGTGCAATAAGGAACTGTGTGAAGTTGCGAACCGACTCGGCGAGGGCCTCCGTATGCTGGAAGGTGTTCTTCCCCCCGTACATGATCCGAATAACCTCCGTCTTGGCCTCGTCACGATTAGCGGAAATTCTTGCGAGTACTTCCTCACGGTGCGTGTTGTAATAAGTCAACTCGGGGAGCTCCTTAGCGTACCTATTGCGTGCGAACTGCTCCAAAATAATCGGATGACAATTTACGATGTCTATGTCGTGGTAGAAGTCACGGCATAGAGTCCCTCTGCACTCCTTCTCTACCGTCTCCAATCCGCCCACGGTTGAGTAGTACCGCCCATACCCAAGTTGCCCTTCCTTGCTGCGGGCCAATTTATACACGATAGTCTGCTTCGTGTCAATATCCTTCTTCTTCTTGTTGTTGTAGATTGCATTTAGAATCCTTACTTGACCGGGATCCAGTTGGGCACGCTTGTCCCATAGGAAACCCATCCCAGCACGGCTAAAAAGCTGCGTCGTCGTAATCTCGGCCGGGCGTATCATCTCTTCTAATGTAGAAAGGCGGCTCATCTTTAAGCGGTTCTACTGATTGAGGAGAAAATAAAATGAACGCCGGGGAACGATTCCCCAAATTCATTTTTTACACTGCCGGGGGTTCGGTAGCCGCCTCTCCCGCCGCCGCTGCTGCAGCCGCCCTCTTTCGCCTATAGTGTGCAGCGGCGTACGCCTTTTTTGCCTCTGCATTGCGTTCGTAATACCTATGCTGAGATTGCCGATGATTCGCTTTCATCCGCTCGAGTTGTGCTAGTGCGTTGGCGATTTCTGCCGGGGTATAGGTACGCTCCATCTTATTCATAATTAGAAGAAATTCTTTAGATGGATTTCCCCTTTCTAGGGGGGGCATGGTGGTTGATGACGGTGAATGGTGGGTCTCCCTCGCTTCCTACCACTCCATCCACCATGACGTAATACGTCATGATTTCTTAGTATCTTTATATATATATATCATATAGTGGTAGGTGGTAGATTAAAAAAGAAAAACAAGAAATAGTTTCCCAGAAAAGGGGGGGGAAAACACCCCCCCTTTTTAGGGAAAAAAATACTATAGGTAGCAAAAGTTAAAAACCATCCCCACCAGCCACTCTGCGTCGTAGAGTTGCGGAAGAGTCTTCGGTTTCATGACGTGATACGTCATTGGTAGAAGAAGTGGTGATTGGTGGTACAAGGTAGATCAATTAACCACCCCTACATCCTCCTTCTCAATAACAATAACTTCATCAAATAACTTCTTAGCCATAGCCTTCAGCTCAACTAATGACTTGCTCCCGTTCTTGCTGATTAGATCCAGCAGCGGGGCCCAGAACTCCTTCTCCACTAGGTCTGCAAACTCCGTGATAATGCGCAACTGCTCGGTCGTTAGCCCTTCGTACTCCATTCTACAACAAGGCTATAAAATTCCTTAAAGTTTCTATAATTCTCCGTAGTTTCCTTCGTTGCTGTTCTAGCGCCTCCAGAATATCGTAGTTCTGCACTAGGCCCCATATCATTCCTAGATTTGCGTCCAACTCTTCCAAATGCTCAATCAGTTTGTCTATGTTCACAGAAGGCATCTATTCCTTTTGTACAACTATATTTGGTAGAGCCGGCTTCGGAGGGGTTGTTGCTTCAATATCCAGCGACACCTCTACTTTACGGCCGAAACAGTTGCTACGTATCCTCTTGTGATTGATAGCGCCGTAGAGGGCCGTTGCCGCACTCACTGCAATCGCCACATACGAGACAACCTCCGAACTGTTCATGTTCTATATATGTTCATAGCAAATAAAATAATGGACCTACTATAGAATGCTTCATATTTTCGTCGGATGGTTCATTGGTGCAAAGATAGGACATGAAATATTCCGTTATAAAAATCCAAATTCCACGTATCAGCCCCCGCCATTTTGGAGTTGGACTTTATAATGTACGCCCTATAATAGAATGCCGTGGAAGTTGCGAAAGGCTCCTAACCGCCCGCTATATTGGGTTGTCGATAACAACGGGAAGAAGTACAGCAAGGACCCCCTACCTCTTGAACGGGCCAAGGCGCAAATGAGGGCATTATATGCAAATGAAGGTGGGGCCGTCGCTACGCCCGATTTGGTTCGTGTAGAACGCTCTCCAAATCCTAAAAAGAAATGGAGGGCCTTCTTTGATAATGGGAAACACACAGACTTCGGGGCCGCTGGGATGGACGATTTTACGATTACGAAATCCGAGGAAGCTCGTGAGCGGTATGTGAAACGTCACATTAAGGATTTGGAAACGGGTGATCCAACCCGGGCCGGCTTTTTGTCTATGTTCTTGCTGTGGGGACCGTATACCAGTTTACAGAAGAATATAGCCTTCTATAAAAAGAAGTTTAATAATTAGGCACCACTTCACGAATGTTTCTGATGAGCGTTTCCCAAACACTCCTCATATCCGTCCCAGCCCGGGGATTGTAGGGTCTCAGTCCAACATCGGCGGGCACAGAGTCTAGGAAGGCTCTCACACGCCCCACAGAGGATAATTTCTGTTTTAGTGCTGTACGTGTAGGATAAGGGGCCAGCCAAGGGGGTAGATCAGAGGCTGCCGCCGTCGTCGCCGTTGTAGATGTTACAGAAGGAGGGCCAGAAGGAGGAGGGGGGCCATACAAGGGAGGCGGAATACCGCTAATCGGGGGGCGACTGGCGGGAACGATTGGGGCGGGCCCAGTATCGCCGCCATTCCTTGCAATATAATCCGCAAAAAAGGGCAAGGCCGTCTCGCCCATAGCAGCCGCCACTTGGGCCTTGGAAAACCCACGCTCCTCCATTGCACTCGCAACGTTATTTACGAAATTGCCAGTATCCGGATAATACTTTGCTATCAAATCCTCAAATTCTTCATTCTCCAGTTTGGCGGTGTCGTCGTCATTGCCCGCCACTAAGTCTTTTAGGTCATTACCAATCACCGTGGAAAGTACCTTAACCATACCGGCAGAATCAGCGGTGGGAACTTGGGTGCTCGGATCAAACCCGGACATACTGAGAGGGGCCGCAATGCCGGGGGCGTCCTCCGCCACAGCCTCCCCGAAATATCCGGGCAGTTCTCCGTCACGCTGGGGGCGTCCACGGCGGCCCCAGCGGTCTCTGTTCGCATCTAGACCCTCGCCGGCAAACGGGGCACGGGGGATGCCTTGCTGTTCACTGTCCTCACGTCCCTCAGAGGGGCCCTCAAACATCCCATCAGAGGGACCGTCGTCAAAGTCTTCAAACGTCGCAGCAGTGCGGAAGTCTGCATCGCCCAGAGCCTCTGTTAGCGACTTGCGTTTCAGCAGCCTATCTAATCCAAGGGTCTTCACTAGGCTCTTGGAGAGGCTCTTCTTCTCCATATCTGACCGCTCCATATTGGCGAACATTACACGGGTGTAATCACGGGTCTTATCCGCCAGTACACGCAAGGTCTCTCCGTAGATTACACGCCCGTCGGCCGATCCAGAATCTTCCGCATTTAGATTGCGCTCTATCTCATCCAGCCCCTCAATGATATCTTGGAAATCCTCCTCAGACGCCACGGGGCCAAGGTTGAGCAGCTTCCCAACGAAATCCTTGGCGGCGTCAAATGTGAAACGGTTGTAATCACCCGCCTCCACAGCGTCCATGTACTCACGCAGCAGTAGGAAAAACTCCACCTTGTTCGGGCTGCCACTGGTCTCGTTGTTACGGGTGTGAACACCTTGGCCCAGAGGCACGGCGAAGCCTTGCGCCAATGCATTAATGCGGTTGAGCTGCTCAATGCGGTCGTCTAACTGGCCACGGTAGAAGTCGTAGCCTTGGGCCGTCTTGAGTACACCACCCGTCATGCGACCGGCGCCCATCATAGAGGGAATGCCCATCATAATATCGGTGCCATCTATGACACGGAAAGGCGCATCGGCCCCGTTGTCCCTCCGGGTGCTTACCAGTGCCTCGGCGCCGTAGGAAGGGTTGGCATAGCGACGCTGTCCGAGCACGGGTTTAGGAACGTGGTAATTGTGGGGGCCCGTCATCATCAGACGCTCCGCCGTAGCGTTCGCTTGGAGGCCGTTCATAACGCTCTGGTTCGCCTCCAGACGCTTCTGTTCGTGGTACTGGCTCTGGAAGTCTTCGCCTATGAATAGATCCACGGGCTGCCCCATATCACTAGGGAAATAGCCGAAACCAGCATCGAACGCCCTCTGGAAGTTTAGAGGGAAGGTGAGTTGTACTCCACGATCCCCGTCGGGCTTCTTGGTTGCAACTGCGGCCATTATACTAGGTTAAAACAAAATAATTTCCGATGTAATGTACATCAGAAAATATGTTGTTGAAAAGCCCTATTGATTACGCTTCGACTCACCCTCTAAGTTGTTTCTGCAGTTTTAGATTTTCTTTCTCTAGCTTGCGCATTTCCTTCTCCCAGAATAAAACTTTCTTCTCGTTATTCTTGTCGGGGTTTTCTGAAAACTTTCTCTTAACTTCTTCCAACATTGAGCGGCAGTTAGGAATTGCGTAGCTAGTTAGGAGGTCAAGGTCTTCAAGGGTGTCCATCTTCTTCTATACTATACTATCCGGTAATCTTTAGGCCAGTTCTTCCCACTGGGAATTCTGCCGGAAGCCTTGGAACCACCAAAACGTACTTGGGGGGCCCTCACGATTTTAGCCCTCGCCAATGCAGTTGGGACTGGGACTGGGACTTTCTTCAATAACTGGGATTGCTTCGCCGCAGCCTCCGCCCGTAGACGGGCCATTTCGGCACTTTGATTTGCGAGTGCTTGGGCCGTATTGGCTTGTATTGCCTTCTGCTGTGTTGCCTCGGCAGCAGCAACGGCGCCCCTCTGCGTGGCCAGAGTGTGGAGGGAGTTTAGATTCTGTGACCGTGCAGCAGCTTCTGTGGCAGCCGCTGTTTGGATCCTCGCCAAGTGCCCCGTTAGCGTTGCGGTGGCTTGCTGTGCCGCTTGTCTCCTCATGTCATACTGTGCAGCTGTCGTCTTCATTCTTGCCGTGGCCCGGATCGCCTCATCTTGCCGCTGTTGTTCATTACGTAATAATGCGGCGTAGGTTTCATTCTCTCTTAGGATTATAGTATCCTCCTCTTGTTCCTTGGCTTCTTTGGCGGCTTCCACAATAGGATCCACTTCGGGTAAGACATATCTGGAGTCGTCATAACCCAGACGCCGCAATTGCTCTTTCCAGAGGTTCGGCTTATTTGGATATTGGGCCTTCATTGCTAAGAGACGGTCCAATTCCCACGTATTATAGGATTCTCTTATCTCTGCATTGGTTGGTACATACCAGTCGTCGCCATATCTGCTCTCGTAGTCACCGTAAAAGGGTGTTGCCATAGATATAATACCGGATATCATCGCACCAAGAACCACAGAAGCGGGCCCGCCAACAAAGGTGGAGGCCGCCAATGCTAGTTCTCCCGGTGTGCCTCTTAGCACTGCTCCACCCAACATTTTCGCAACCCTACGAGAAACTCTGGAAGGGTTGTGATTTTCACTAATAATACGATCCCAATCTACCTTCATCTCTACATACCGTTCAGCAAATTTAAAATCTCGTTTTCTGCACTATTGGCCTCTACCCGTGTGGCTACTCTAGGGAGTACGAGGCCACCACGACGGCGCCCTAGGAAGCCCGATGGTTTTGAGCGCCGAGGCACCGATGCGGGCGGAGGCATAGCTGCTTGTGCATTTTTCAGCATGTTTAGGAACATGTTGGCCCCACCACTGCGCCCAGCCGGTTCAAATATTCCGCTGGGCGAGGTCAGCATAGGGTGCTGCATATTCATAGACGGGCTCAGAATAGGTTTCGCACCCGGCTTTGTTGGCCGGGTTATGACCGGTGTGGGCACACTTCCCTTGAAAAACTGGAAGCCAAAAGGCAGCTGTCTAGGTGCGGGCGGGGGCGGGGGCGGGGGCGGAGGTATGACAAGATTTTCGCCTAAATAATCCGTATAAAATACGGTTCCGTCGTGGTGCCTCTGTTCTACTATATACTGCGGCGTTATCGTTCCCGCTTGCATCATCCGATGTGCATCCAATGCGGAAACAATGATAGACCCAGCCGGGGCTTGGATAGGAGGGCGAGCAACGGGTTGCATTCTCAAATACGCAGCATAGGCATCTTGCATGGTTCTACTCATGTCTGCCAGATTTTCTGGGACAGTTGGCTTATACACCGGAGGGGCCCGTATAGAGAGCCCCCCACGGCGCCTTACCGGTGTGGGCGTTGTGGTTACGGGGGGAGCGGGGGGAGGAGCAGTGTATACGGGGGGCGGAACGTATACGGGGGGCGGTGTGTATACGGGAGGAGGTGCAACGGGAGGAGGGGCTGCGGATATGGTAGGCGTGACTTGTACGGGAGGGGCTACTGACACGGAAGGGGCAACCGTTGATCCAGTACCATTCAATATACTCAGAATGTCGTTCTCTGATGCTGCGCCTTGGGTGAGTTTCCACGCCTCATAATCTGCCAACATACCCTCAACTGCCGCATTCATCGCATCCGCAGAGGCGACTTGATCCGCTATGGCGGCATTTGCAGCCGCAATAGCAGCCTCGTTGTCCTTTTTTATCTTTTCATTATCTGTTTTATTCTGCGCTTCAATGCGTTCGTTCTCGGTTTTAGCCTCTGCCATGGCGGCGGCTAGAGCAGCGTCGCTCGCTGCTTGCTGTTTGTTACGTTCGGCCGTAGAAATTGCGTCGTAAACCGGGGCACCAATACCTAGTGCCAATCCCAGCCCTTGTGCGTAGGGGTTGGCGGCGACACGACGGATAGTGTTGGCCGTAGCGGCCGCAGCTCGTCCTAGAAGACTAGTGGGTCTCGCCGCCCTCGCAACATCGTCTGCACTCGCCGCAACCGTCCTTGCTATAGTTTGGGCCGCCGCTACTCGGGCCGTCGCTGAAGTTCCAGCTGCCGCCACACGAGAGGCCGCAGCCGCCGCCCGAATAGCCGCTGCGGACCATTGGTTAGCCCCTCTGGCTATAGTGGTCACCGCCTTTACAACATTTGCCACGGTACCAACATTAATGGCACCGCCTTTCACTTGGCCGATGCATTTGCATTTCACCCTCCGGCAACTTGGGCATTTGGGCTTCGGCTGGCGAGGCATCTGTTTCTACATTATCTATACAAAATTCTACGACAATGGTGTTGCTGACATTGGATTTGTATACGCT